TCTTCATGGATGAAATAGAAGAGATTAAAAAACTTAAACGAGATATTAAGATTTCTCAGCTTGGTCAAGTTGGCGAGAAAATCATTCGTAACATGTTTTCTTCAAAAGACAACACCTATGTAGAAGATGCCATCGATTTATACGACAGCACTAAAGATATGATAGTTTATGAAAAAGTTAGAAAAGTTGTGGAAGCTGACGAAGATGGTGATGCAGACTCACAAACAATTCTAGTTAACGGTAAAACTATTGAAGTAAAAACTCAGACACCCTATATTGAACTAAGATGCGTTTCAATTAGAACTGGTCAACTTAAAAAATGTAGGATGGTTGATGAGTTATATTTTGTCACGGTTCCACATAAATTTTACGCATATAAAGGTTCTGGATGGATACTGAAAGTTGATCCTAAAACATTTACACCATTTCAATATGAACCAAAAAAAGACAAATACACTTCTAGTGGTAAAAGATACATGTATGGTATTAGATTAAATGATCCTGCAGTCACTAGAGTTAGACCATTAACTAAAAAAGAAATAGAGGAACTGATGTCTTTTTCAACCTCTGGAGAATAGAATGCCTAAAGTTTTTGATTATGTAAATGAGATTTTGATAAGTAAAAAAAATCTCATGATTGATATCGCGTCAGAAAAAGATTATAGTCCATTTCTCACCAATAAAGCACTATCACAGCATTTAGATTGTGTTGGTTTTGCTAGTGAAATGAATGAACGTCCTTGGTTAGATAAGAAGTTACAATATCTCTATCTTATAAATACTGTAAGGTCCATGAAAAGACCTTTTCACAAGTGGGATAAATCGGATAAAGTTGAAGATATAGAATGTGTCAAAGCCTACTATGGCTACTCAGATACTAAAGCTAGAGAATCACTCCGATTACTCAGTGAAGAACAAATCCAACAATTAAAAAAACAAACCGATATAGGTGGATTAAAGGATTAAGATGATTGATATTGCAAGTTTTGTTGAGGTTACCCTCAAAGAACAAGACGATTTTTTAAAAGTGCGAGAGACTTTATCTCGAATTGGTGTTGCGTCTAGAACGGATAAAGTATTATATCAGTCTTGTCATATACTCCACAAACAAGGTAAATACTACATTACACATTTCAAAGAGCTATTTGCTTTGGATGGTAAACCATCTAGTCTAGATGAAAATGATATCCAAAGACGCAATGCTATTGCTAAGTTATTGGAAGATTGGGGTTTGGTCAAGATAGTTAATCCAAACATTATGAAAGATAACATAGGACAATTACACCAAATCAAGATTATTGCTTTTAAAGAACGCAACGATTGGGAGTTGGTGAGTAAATATAACATTGGTAAGAAAAAAACAGAATATTAGTTGTGTAACAGTGACTAATCTATTATAATAAATTGTATTAGAATAAAATTGTTGTAGAAGCTCTAAAGTAACACATGTTGGACGGGAGTTCGATTCTCCCCATCTCCACCAGTAAGTATATTAGTGCCACTTAATCAATATATGCGGAGTAATTCTAGACACACCTTCCGCGGGTTACCGAGATTGCAAGCTCAGACTAATATACTTACTAATGGGGATGGCCAGGTTTCGACAGCGTGAGAGTATTATTTTTATAAATAAATGTATAGGAGAAAGCTATGCATTATTACATTTATAAAATAACTAATTTACTTAATGACAAAATTTATATTGGTGTACATAAAACTAAAAATCTTGATGATGGATATATGGGGTCTGGGCAAATCATCAAAGACGCCATAATAAAATATGGAATTGATAATTTTAAAAAAGAAATACTACAAGAGTTTTTAACAGAAGATGAAATGTACTCTAAGGAAAAAGAACTTGTAAATATTGATTTTGTTAGACGCAAAGACACATACAATCTAGCTATTGGCGGATTAGGACAATATGGTGGAATTGCATTTGCTGACCGGTTAAACGAAGATAAAGAGTTTGCAAAGCAGTGGGCAGAACGAGTTAGTCAACAAAATAAAGCTGGGAGAAAAGGTTCTTTTAATGACCCAGAGCATCTTAAAAAAGTTATAGCACTCTCAAAAACAGATGAAGCTTTAACTAAAATGAAAAACACCATGAAAGAAAAAGAGCACCAAAAAGGTGTAAACAATTCTCAATATGGTAAAGGATTTATGTGGGTTACTGATGGTATAAGTAATATTAAATTAAACCTTACTTCTGAAATACCTGAAGGGTGGATTAGAGGTAAAACACAAAAGAATTCGTTGAAGGTAGAGGTATGAGTTCAAGACGCGGGTTCAATTCCCGCCATCTACACTAAGGGCATTTGAGAAAAGTATCTTTAGTGTGGATGAACTGGGATCGATTGAGGTCAAAGGGCTACTGGAGAATCGTGGAAATAACACGTTAAAGTTAAACAAGTATAACTGCAAACGATGAGTTATTCGCATTAGCGGCTTAATTGCCACTTAGGGTTTCGATAGGTTTCCTCGTAACAGAATAACCTATCAATTTTATAAAGGAGTAACATATGTTAGAAACTTTATTCTGGATTTTAGTTGGTGCGTTTATTGGTTGGCATGTTGAGCAATCCACATGGGCAAAAACATTGAAACAAAAAGTTTTAGGACTTTTTGGTAAATAGATATATAAATAGAAAAGGCAGACCCGCTAGAATTCTGCCTCCGTTGAAGCGAAATCGGGATGGGCTGCTCTCACGGGGTTTGATAGGTTCCTGACACAAAAATATCTATCATTTTATCTACGCCTTCGGGGTAGAATTTTTAATAACACTCGCCAATAGGGAGAAATAGTATGACAAATTTAGCAACAGGCCGCATTAAATTTGGGTCGTTAGAATCTTCAACAATTTTAGGTACTTCATTGGGTTACGACTCATTGTTTGCCGATATCGATAGACTGCTCAATCGGTCGACTCAACCATCAGAAAAATACCCACCACACAATATCATTAAACTCGATGACTATAACTACGTCGTAGAGTTAGCTATTGCTGGTTTTTCAAAAGATGATATCGACATCACAGTAGCTGATGGATCGCTAATTGTGAAGGGTGAAAAGAAGCAATCAGAAGAAGAGTCCTCATTTTTAGACAATGTGGATTACTTACACAAGGGAATTTCCGCTAGAGCATTCACTAAATCGATTAGTATCGTAGATACTGTCGAAGTGTTGGGTGCTGAGTATGTCGATGGTATTTTACGTATCAGATTAGAAAACGTTATTCCAGAATCTAAGAAGCCACGTAAGATTATTATTGCTAACGGTAACCTACCATTGGTAGAACCAACGAAGACTGAAAAACAACTTTTAGTGGAAGATTAATCATGAGGGGACTTAGGTCCCCTTTTATATAGGGTGAACATTATGAAAACAAATGCAACATTTAACTTATCAAAACCAATCAAACGACTCTTGTCTACTATGACAGGAGAGCCTCGAAGACTATTCAAACTAGCAATGATTCAAGCAGAGTCTACAAGAAACACATCTGAAAGAGTTATCTTGACTGGTAAAGAAACTAAGCCAAAATAGTATGAAGCAAAAATGGATTGATGCTTATATGGATACGGCTGAGCGATTTGCTCAGTTGTCTTCAGCAACTAGACTAAAAGTGGGTTCGATTATAGTTAAAGATAATCGAATAATCAGTATTGGTTACAACGGTATGCCCGCAGGTTGGGATAATGTATGTGAGTTTACCAATGAGAATAATGACATTGAAACTAAAGTAGAAGTTGTTCATGCTGAAGCAAACGCTATTATTAAATTAGCTAGGGATGGCGAGTCTGGTAAAGACTCTACTCTTTTTGTTACGCATGCACCATGTATTCAGTGTGCAAAATTAATTTACGGTTCAGGTATAAAGAAAGTTTATTATAAACATACATATAGAAGTAATCAAGGTATTCAATTTCTTTTGAAATGCGGTATTGAAATAAACAACATAGGAGAAAAATAAATGGCATTAACCCTAACGCTTGACAAACTTAAACAGTGCGTTAAGAACAACAAACAACCAGAACAACTTTTAAAAGCACTCACAGTTGCTTTTCCAAAATACGATATTAATACGGCAGAACGTGCTGCTGGCTTTTTAGCTCAGTGTGGACACGAGTCTATGGACTTTACTGTATTGAAAGAAAATTTAAACTATGGTGCTAAAGGTCTGCGTGGCACTTTCGGTAAATATTTTGCAGACGATGCAATCGCAACGAAATACGAACGCAAGCCCGAAATGATTGCCAATCGAGTGTATGCTTCTCGTATGGGCAATGGTAACGAAGCTAGCGGTGATGGTTATAAGTATCGCGGCCGCGGTGCTATTCAGTTAACGGGTCGTGATAATTACTCAGCGTTTGCAACAGCAATCGGCAAATCTATTGACGAGACTATCGCTTATCTTGAAACTCTAGACGGTGCAATCGAATCTGCTTGTTGGTTCTGGAAGAAAAACGGCTTAAATGAGATTGCAGATAAAAAAGATATCCTAGCAATGACTAAGCGTATCAACGGTGGCACTATTGGATTGGAAGACCGTAAGAAACATTATGAGCATAACTTGCT